TCATAACCCGAAGGTCGTAGGTTCAAATCCTGCCCCCGCAACCAGTTTTAGAGACATGCCGCTAGAAGCTAGTAATAGTTTCTCAGCGGCATTGTTGTATTCAGCGTAGACATTCTCGCCTTCGGCGACGACATCGATTTTCCCATAGAGCTCGGCCACCAGTATGCGCGCCTGCTGCACGTCAGCGGCCAGGGCGCTTTCTAGGTTGGCCAGCGTCTTCCTGATCCTTTCCCCGATTTCTCCTGCAGTTGGCCCATCCTGGCCCGGCCTCGGCTTGTTCGCCGCCAACTGGGCGCGCTCGGTCTCGGCCGCACGCAGGCGGTGCGCCAGTGCCTGCGACGCGCCGATGCTGGCAATGGCATCCACCAGGCGCTGAATTTCCCCGTCCAGTTCCTTGCGCCGGCCCGCCGCTGCCGCGCCCTCGGCCACACTGCTGCGCTGGCGCTCGGTCAGGATAGTCTGCACCTGGCGCCGCAGTTGTTCCTGCGCGGCAGGGGAGAGCAGTTCATCGCGCAAGGTGTCCAGCAGGTTCTTGTCCGCGGTCTTCCGCTTGAAGTGAATGCCCTTGCAGACCGTTGGGCCACGGTCCTTCCTGTTGGCGCAGCCGTATAGCCGGGAGTTGATGGCCACGATGGCCCCGCCACAATATGGGCAGGCCATCAGGCCGCCGAACAAGGTTCTTACTGGCGCGCCCTGTTTGCGGCCAGGCAGCCGGCCATCGATCCGCTTGCGCACGGTCTGCCACAGATCTTCATCGACGATGCGCAGCTCAGGAACCTGGATTTCTCGCCAATCCTCGCGCGGCCGGTCCACTCGCTGGCGCTTGCCGCTGTCTGGATCCTTCACCCACTGCGAGCGATTCCAGATATATAGACCTTGATACAGGCAGTTGTTGAGGATGCCGCTACCCTTGTTCGGCGAGCCGTAGATAGCTGATACCACCCAGGTGCTGGCACGCGGGGAGGGGACTTTGCGGGCGTTGAGCTCATGGGCGATGCGCTGCACGCTCCAGCCTTCGGCATAGCGTCCGAAGATCCAGCGTACCCAGCCGGCCTGCACATCGTTGATCTGATACTTGCTGCCGAGGTGGTCGCGCACGATGTCATAGCCATAGGACTTACCGCCAGCGGCATAGCCACGTTCGACCTGGCCAGCCTGGCCGCGGTGCGTCTTGTGGCGCAGGTCATCGAGGAACATCTCATTGATCAGCCCGCGCACGCCCCGCATGATCTTGCGGCCACCCATGCGGCTGTCGTAGCTGTCGGCGACGCCGATGATGACGATGCCGCGGTGCTCCAGGCGGCGCACCAGTTGCTCTTGCTCTACCTGGTCGCGCGACAGCCGGTCCAGGCCTTCAACGATCAGCACGTCGAAACGACCGTTGAACGCATCCATGAGCAGCCGCGCGCCGCCAGCACGCCGGGCTACCGGCGTGGAGCCGGATACCCCGTCGTCACTGTACCGCTGGGACACTTCAAGCTCTTCACGCTCGGCGCACCGTGTGCAAATAGTGAATTGATCCTCGATGGAGGCCTCGCGCTGCTTGTCGGTGCTATAGCGTGCGTAGATCGCTGCTTTCATGGTGCTGAATGTAGAGTGCTTTTTCGGTTTCATCATCGCCGGACAATTCCGGCGCCTGCTGCAGAACTTCGTTTGCCACCTGCTCGGCCAGCATTCGCAGAAGCTGGCCCCAGGCGGTTGGATTTTTAATTGCGAGCATCCATTCTCCTCCTGTCGATAATGTTCGCGCTGTAGTCGCTCAGGCACAGACGCCTAGCTTCGCGATCAGGGGTGTTGCGGCGCAGGTCTCCGGCATCATCGCAAGTGAGGATGTCTGCCAACGGCACCCCACGGAACAGGCCGGCCGGTTCGTTATCCAGCTCTACCCAGGCGAATCGCTCGCCATTGCCCAGGTGCTGACGAATTACCGACACATAGCCGGCCAGCACGCCATCGTCGGGCGTGTTGAAAGTGATGCGGTCCAGAGACTGCGGGGGCTGCATCACGAAGTCACGCGGCTTGCTGCTGGTGGTGGTGATCACATCAAATTTCACAGCTGCATTCATTGCTTCTTCTCCTTGGTGGCCGTTACAGAACACACGCCAAAGCGATCGACGGCAGCGGCGATCACGTCGCAGCTATGGACTGCGATGGCGGTGTAGGAATGGCGTGCGCTCTCAGTGCGCACGACGACACGAAACGCGGTCATGGGGCGTTCCCTTTCGTTGGGTTGGGATCAATCGGAAGTTCGTTCACATCAAGCCGGCCGGCGCGCCAGTCGGCCACCTGGCGAGGTGTGCCGTGACGCGGTGACTTGTCCGGCAGCGGCACCATGCGCGGCCACGGGCATGCCTTGATGGCGTCCCACGAGGCCAGGGCCTGCCGCTGTTCGTCGGCCGTCATAGCCGGTGCTGGCCACGCTGGCCTGTCATAGACCACCGGCCGGGGCCAGGGGCATGCACCTAGGGCGAGCCAGGCATGATCGATCTGCGCGGCCTGGTCGGGCTTGAACATGACCGGCGCTGGCGCCGTCTTCGGTTCGAAGGAGACATCGGCCGCAAAGTCAGGTGCGGCGGGCTGCGTACAGTTATTTACACGAGTCCAAGGGAACCCCGAACCCGCCGATGCGCGGGCGTCGTGCGCCTGAACTGGCGTCCATGTATGCCGAACAGACTTGAACACCACCCCAGCCATTTGGCGGCACTGGACGCCATAGGGCATCACGCGTTCACACTCTTCATAGCGGCCGCTGACAGTCTTCGTTTCCTTGGCCAGGGTAACCATCAAATCGTCGCGCTTCACGATGGCACCGCCTTGGGCACGCAAATAGCTGGCCCAGCATGCACGCTTCTCGCCCTCGACCTTTTGTACGGCATCCCAGGCGGCGGCCATTGCTGGCGGCGCCTCTTGCACCATGTCTGCCGGAACGCGACGCAGCTCGCGCCAGACGCTCACAGGAGCGCCACCCCACTGCTGGAACTGCCGAATGCCCCAACGGGCGGCCCAGGCTTCTACGCGCGCCGATGGCGTCAGCTCATAGTCACCGGCCGTATCGGTGGTCACCACATAGCCTTCTTTGGTCTTGTGGTCGGTCACGCCGTCAATGTTCTTGGCCACATACTTGGCGATGTAGCCGGCGGCGCTGCCTTTCGACCAGTCGATGCGCTTCACGTCAAGACGGCGCTTGAATGCGCCCGGCTCGCCACGGTCTGCGCGCCATGCGTAGCGCTTCATCAAGCGGACAGCGCGGCCGGCCACGTCTTTGACGTGCGGTGTGGTGTAGCCCGGCAAAGCGCGCACGAACACCAGCATGTGCCAGTGCGGGCATCCATCGTGATGCGGTTCGGCAATGCGGAAGCCGTACAGACCTATACCGCGCCGTGCCAGCGCCGAGCGCGCCAGGGCCGTCATCTTGCCCAGGTACTTGTTAGCCGTGCGCGGATCGGAGCCGTCATATTTCGGATTGGGCTTGCCGCTGTGTAGCGTCGCGTGAAAGCGGGACGGGCAAGACCATGTGAGGAAAAGGCCTTCGTCCTTGCACTCGCGCGCAATGGTTTCAAAGCCATTGATGCGCAGCATGAGCTCACCGCGCCGAATGGTTTTATTGGCGGTGGTCTTCTCGGCCAGCTCAGCAATGCTGAATTCCTGGCCAGCCTCGTTGCGTACCATCGTCGCTTCCAGAGCGGCTGCATTGCGCTTGTTCTGCGCCAGGCGCGACAGCACCGCATCATTGCTGGCATAGGGCTCGCCATGATAGTGGACATAGCCCAAGCGGATATTGCCCCCCTCGAAGGCGCGGCCGACCACCTTGCGTAGCTGGCGGCGCCACCAGCGTGGGTCCACTACCCGCGCGATGATGGCGCGCAGGTCATCGTCATCCACCTCGGGCACGTTAATGCCGTAGTCGCTGCACTCCTGCTCGATGATGTCGCGGGCATGCGTGTCGGAAATTGCCTTCCAAAGCATCTTCTTGACGTTCTCGGCGGCCTTCTCGGCAGTGGCGCAGATTTCGGCGTCATCCTGCGAAAGATCAATGCCAGCCGGCACATACTGGTCAGCGAAGTCACGCACGAAATCGAGGGCGACCGGCTCGAAGATCCGGCGCCAGTGCCATACCGACATGAGCTCAAGCGCCTGGCTCACAACACGGCCTCGCCACTTCAGTGGGATGCGTTCCAGTTCGCTGGCAAACTGAGGCGAATCGAGAAAAGCCTTGTGCTGGCGTCGCGTCTTCGCATCGACTTTTCTATACTGCATTGAGGGCTCTTTCGTAGGTCGAGATTGCACGTAGCACGGCATGGCGCATCGCCAGGCGTTCGGCTTCGGTAAAGGAGTGAATGGGGGATTCACAGCGGTCCGGCGAAAGCCCTGCCAGTGCCAAGATGTGCCGGCGCACCGGCTTGGCAGTGGCTGCCCAAGAATAGGCGACGCCGATCTGATGGTTAGGTTGCTTGCGCGTGCGCAGTAGCATCATGGCCTTTTCCAGCTCGGCTTTTGCCGCCTCATCACCCGGTGGTGTTGGCACTTGCGCTGCACGCTCGCGCAGCAGATCCGTGACGGGACGGAAGGACGCATGATCCTTGATACGGGCGCAGCGCATGATCAGCCTTTCACCCAGCCCAGAGCCGAAAGCATGGCCGGCGCAAGCAGCAGCAAGCCGGCAACGAAATAACTAAGCACACTACGCATCACCATTCCCCGAGCAAGCCATCAATGCGCTGCAGACGCACCGCGAGCCGGTTCGAAATAACATTCTTGCCTTCCCAAATGACGTTCCAGCGCACCTCGTCAATAAGCGCGGCCTTATGCATCAACATGCGCTGCGCGCACCGGAATTCCTTCAGATCCTCATCTATTCGAAGTCTGGTCAAGGTGAGTGCATTGATGGCTTTTTGTTGATCAGTAATCGAGGCCATGATTTTTTTAGGGTGAGCGAATCCAGCGTGCGCCATACGGCGCACGGCAGGCATTGATTTATCGGGAGTTGGGCGGCCGCTTAGACGGTCGCGAGGTCTAGCGTCATCTGATTCTTGGCAGCCAGAAATGCGCGCGAGGAAATGGGAATGCGCACTTCTGGATTCGGCATGGCCGACATCGACACCGTGCGGGAGACCTCAAGCGTGGCTACGAACGTGTGGCCGCATTCGACGTTCTGGCACTGGTACGTGATTTCTTTCATCATCGACGACATGGTGCGGCTTTTGGCCGCTCTCACACGATTTTGGCAGTGTGGGCATGGAAGGCTGATTACGCGCATGGTTTGGTCTTTCCCCCGACGGCGTAAAGCGCCCGGCCCCTGCCGGTGATGCGCTTCGCGCCTTTTCGTAACGCTGATTTGGTGAGCCATTCCAATGCTTGATCGATGGTTTCCAGCCCCTCGCGCTGGCGGACCACTTCAAGCACTTTGCGCTCGTCGTCCGACAGCGTGATTTCGTTCAATGACATTTTCGGTTGCTCAAAAGTTACTTCTTGATGCCTTGGCTCAGTAGGAGCTCCGGCTTACGCTTTCTCCTGCATCGGGCGCCAGCAGCGCGGCGGCCTGACGAAGCGCCAGCTCGCGCAGCAAGGTAGAGACTTGCTCGCCCTGGTAGGCCGCTAGCGACTCAACAAGCTTCTGTTCATAGTCGTCCAGACGCAGCATGTGGCGATGCTGGCGGACGCGCTTTGGGTCTGCGTACATAGCTGTTTCCCCGGTCAGGCTGTTGCGGTTTCGAGTTCTTTTTCATAGGACGCCACGCCACGCAGGTACATCACGCGGATGAAGCCAGCGCGGGTGCGGTGATCTCGGCTGGCGAGAAGTTGAGCTTTTCGGATTTCCTCAGGAGAGAGGCGAACTGTCACAGGTGCCGAGCTATGTTCGACGGCATCTGCTTGAACGATGTCTTGTGTGCTCATGGGGTAATATTTGTGTACGTCACTTAGCAATGACGAGAATATAGTGGACAAAAGTCCACTGGTCAACGGAAAAGTGGATTTATGTCGGATTTCAAAACGCGCCTCAAAGAAGAAAGAAAGCGCCTTGGCCTCAATCAGGAGAAGTTCGCGCAGATAGGCGGTATATCAAAAGACACTCAAGTGAACTATGAGAGCGGGCTACGCGTACCTGATGCAGACTATTTGATAGCAGTCGGCGCGGCCGGCGTAGACACTCAGTACTTGCTCTCAGGTGTTTCCAGCGAAAGGCAACTCTCGGCAGAAGAAAGTGAATTGCTAACCGCATCACGACTTCTCAGCAAAGAGGCATTCGCGAGCGTAATGGCAATGGTCAATAGCCTGATTCCTGATCGGCGAAGGAAGCTCACTCTTAGACTGACGGATGACGAGCAATCGGTAGTCGAAGCTATGGCGATAGAGAATGGCGTCTCGGTTAGCGACATGATTCATGAGCTTGTCTTGAGCCAAGCCAAGAAGATTCTTGAAGCTTCAGAGGGAAAAGGCACGCAAGTTGCCGTTCATGGAAAGATCGAGCAACAGATCAATGGCGACATTCACGGCAATGTGACCGGCCCAAGCATGGGAAAGAAGATCGTAAAGAAGAAGTAAGGAAAATCGGCGCTATTGTGCCGATCCACATTTGGGCGTGCGCGGGGGCGCGGCGCATGTTTCGTGTGCCATGGCTGGTGACTGAGAGTAACGCACCGGGTGTTATCAGTAGATTAGTAATGTCAGAAAAACTAGAGGTCGGGGCGACGTTCCGTACTTATCGGCGGCAACGTCAATGAAGCAGCACAGCAAAGAGACGTGGTCAATTTTCACGCGGGGCGCAACAGGTAGCCAGCGCAGGCGCTAACTGACTCGCAGAGAAAGCGGACTGGTGGCTTGGTACGCGATCTCTGCGCCATCCGCTAGAGGAGACTCTTGTGCGATATCGCGTCATCCTGACGGAGTTAGGTGCCGAGTGCGTGAATGACATACCGCGCGATAAATATCACGACGTCGTCGCCCAGGTGAATCGCTGAAAACTAACTAGGCGCTCAGAAGGCATCGCCTGCGTCGATGAACTTGGATGAATCCGGACCGAACCAGCCGTTCGCTGCGCCTGCACAACATTCCGACATATGTAGCGAGAAGGGCTTAACTATGCGCGTCTGCAGCGCATGTCACGCGGGCACTGGGCTCTATCGAAGATCCTCGCAATTACGTGCGGCGTTCTTCTATACAAGACTCCGGCACCATCGGACACCTCGACATCGACTTGTCAACATTACTTTTTTGACGGCAAGCTTTACTCTGCGGGAAGTTTAATTACGAGTGGATTGACCACACGCGAATGTGTGATGGATTTAACTACACGGCCTATGGCTTGGGTAGGAGCAAGTAATCGATAGGGATGAAAATGGGACATATCTGCACAAACTGTCTAGACAACAGAAATCTGAATATTGCGGTTGGAAAAATCGAAGAGCTGAGCTACCAGAAGTGCGACGAGTGCAGAGATTCCAACGACTGTTTTTCCACCAATGCGATCGCAAAAGCAATTGATCAATTATTCCAGGGAGTGTTCGCAACTTTTCGCAACCGACGGAGCATTGCTGGGTCAGAGGAGGAGCTTATTACGCTTGAGGAGGCAGTAGCAGAATTAATTGATTTAGAGCTAAGTTGTTTAGACCAAATCTGCGAAGAATTGCGTTCCATTTCGGCGTTAAAAAATGAGCGTGTGTACCATCCCGATACCCGATACGCCAAATGGATTCTTGGCAGCCGAAAAATTCGAATGGAAGTTTTAGCCGAATGGCGAAAATTAGGTGAAAGCGTTAAGCACAAAAGGCGCTATTTCAACAAAGATGTTCTTGATTTTTTCGAGCACCTTTTCGCAGAAGTTAAGCGTTATAGAGCAACCGTCCCCGACGGCGACCACCACGCCCGACTAAGCGCTGTCAACTACCTGCCGGCCGGAACAAAGCTTTATCGTGCTCGCATCGCCAGAAACTCATCTGAAGCAGAAAAGTTTTACAAAAACCCAGAGGCAGAACTTGGCCCACCAGGACCCGGCCTCACCGGAAATGGCCGAATGAATGCAATTGGGATCCCTGTTTTATACACATCTCTTGAACGGGAAACTGCGCTAGCTGAGTTGCGCCCGGCCCTCGGCGTAGAGCTAGTTTCTGTTGAATTTACGACGCTGCACCAGCTCAAGGTCCTTGACTTCCGAGTGCTTGGGTTAGGATCTGCGCCGAGAAAGCAGGACTACTTTGACCCAGAGTATTTTAGAGACCGAAATCGAGCAGCGTTATTGCGGCGCCTGCATCAGATTATTACATTGCCTGTTAAGCCGGAAAACGAGAGCGAATATATTATGACGCAGATGATGGCCGAATATCTTTCGCAACAACATCATGAAAAGTTCGATGGCATCCGCTTCAAATCCGCGCAGAATGATGCCGAACAGAACGTCGTGTTATTCCGAACTCTCCGCGAAGGTGATGATACGTCTCTCGAATTTTTGTACGGTGTTGCTGTAGTCAAAAACAGTGTTCAGTATCACTTAACAAAGAGAGTTGAATACTCGTTCGACCCTCTGGAAAGTCCTGAGAGCGACTTGTAATCTATTGAAGTGGACGTCAGATAATATTTTCCAAAGCTAATTTCGCGCATCTATTGATCTTCGCCAACTCCCTACGCCGGGGAGAGCGCCGAACTTTTACAAACGTTCCTTCCGGGCCTTTAACCAACTACAGCGATCTGAGTAGAACCGAAGTAGGGAGAAGTGGTGAATAAAGAGAATAGAAAAAATGCAGGTTATAGTTCCGAAGAACTAGACGCATTTGTTGACGGAATTAATGCTACTGGGTATCCATTTGAATTCAGGACAGTCCAATTGCTTCAGTCCAAGGGCTGGCACGTTATTAGCAACAAATACTATATCGATGTCGAGGATGAAAAGCCGCGAGAAATTGATCTCCTCGCCTACAAAGTCACAACAACCGACGAATTGCTGGTCTCTACTGCCATTATCGTAAGCTGTAAAAAAAGTGAAACTGAGACGTGGGCGTTTTTGACACGCGGTGTTGACTCAAAAAAGCTGAACACCAATAGTTATCCGCTCCATTATTGGACAGACAGCATCGGCCTTCAATATGAAATCGACGATGAGAGTTTCGCAAAAAGGTACTATCAATCTGGTAGCGCTCTTACTACATTGCAGGAACCTGACTTCGAAGTATTTGCGTTACAAGAAATGGAACTTCATCAGAAGGGGAAAGGCGATCAAGCTCACCTAGAAGCTTCGAAAAAAGGAGATTCTCGGATTTACAGCTCGATCATGACCCTTATGAAGGCCCAAGCCTACGAAAAAAATTCACGCCCTGATCGAGTATATCGGCAGCGTAAGCTAACTTCGAAGAAGCGTATCTACCAATTCAACTTGGTGAGTGCTTGTGATCTCGACTTCGTTCGGCTCCATTTCAGCGATGAACCTATTTCGGCTTCTAACGAAAATTCTGTTCCATACATCGGTCGTTACATATTAGAAAATCAGGAAATATTCGCTCGAATAGAATTTGTCTCAGAGCCGCAGTTAGGTCGCCTGGTAGACACGTTCAACGCTCAACACGAGCACAACGTTGTAGTTTTTAGTGCAGCAGAGAATGAATTCCGAACTAACGCGCTAAAAGATCAAGACCGCCTCCTTCTCGCGATGAAACCATTCTTTGAATACCTCATACCGCGCATTGCTGAGGACTGGCCTATGATCAATATCGACCCTTCTATCCACTATCTAAGCTACGATCCCGAGAGTGATCTCGCGTCCATATGGATATACGGCATAGATGACGAGGCGCTTCTCGAAGCTCTTAATTCCGATGAGGCTATCTCGGTCCTTACCAAGAGGGCGCTTAAAAGTCACTTTTATCATCATGGCGAATTTGTCTTTATTGACCCACCATTCTAATTTCGTTTTCTAGTCCGCGTTGTTCTCCGCGATGATCTCGCGGACCTCTTTGATCTTGGCCCATTCCAGGGCTGCAGCGCGGGCGGCACTTTGCTTGGTGGCATAGGTCCGTTTCAGTGTCTTGGCATTGTCTGCCTTACCTGCCGACTCGGTGCCCTTATTGTATTTCTTCTTTGCTTTGTCGTGCCAATCCGCGTTCACGCCGGTGATGCCTTCCTCTGGATCGTGATCTAGTTCGCGCTCAGTATCAGCCTGTTCCGATTTTGTCTCAAACTCAATGCGCGTAGTAAAACCGCTGCCGCTGATGGAGTGTGTGACGGTCTTCGATAGCCATTCCGTGGCGTCGATATCGGCCTTGAATCCCGACACCACTACGGGCGACTGCGGCATGATGCCGGCATCGCCGAGAGCTAGCTGCATCTCGAATGTGGCCAAGCCGCGTTCAATACGCTGCCACTCGGCCACTGCGGCAGCACGCGCATCGGCCTCGTTCGCGAATGTGTTGCGCAAGCGCTTGCTGTTGCCAGCCTGGCCAGCGACGACGCTGCGGCGCAGGCCATATTTCTCATCCATCCAGAAGGCGCGCACGCCGCTATAGGCGTCCGATTCCGAGCTGTGATAACGATGCTGGTCGCCCAGCGCGCGCACCACCTTGATCACCGGCAGTGGCTTGCCGCTGGCGGTGCGGCTCTCGTTGATCGGCATGAATAGCAGCGTGTCACTCTTCACCGTAGCCACGGCATCATATTTCTTGCCCAGGCGGCGCAACAGCGCCGAATCGCTCTCATGCGTCTGGTCCAGGTGCTTGATGGTGATGCCACGCAGGCCGGCAGAGATACCTGATGCTAGACCATTGCCGGCGGCGATGGCATCGACAACGGCGCCAAGCGTCGTCTCATGGAAACTGCGGTCCCGCTGCTGGCGAAACGCGTCTATCATGCTGGCCGACCTGGCGCGGATGGTGAGGCGGTCCGGCGCACCACTATGCTCCACCTCGGAGACTACGAACGCCCCTTTGTCCACCAGGGGCGAACCCTGCCAGCCGAGGGCAAAAGTCAGCTTCGCGCCCTTGGGCGGAATCTTCAGCTTGCCGTCAGTATCATCCAGCTCAATGTCCAGCTGGTCAGCCTCGTCACCTCGGCACTCACGCAACGTGATGCTCATGAGCCTGTCCGAGACCGGGCGGCTGATATCCTTGTCTTCGATGACGATGCGGAAGGCTGGCGCGGTAGTGCTCATTGCCCAATTCCACCAAACGTGCCGGCAATACCGCCCGCAGTCGTCTTGATGCCTTCGATGGCGCTGCCGACCACATCGCGCGCTTTGTCCGCGATGCTGTTCGTGATGCCGTCAATGTCGACCATGTTTCGTAGATCCGAGATATCCCCCAGGCCGAGCGACGACAGCACACTATCGTCGGTGCGCTTGAGCTTGATGGTGAATTCGATGCGCTTTGCGTCGCCGTCGCCATCCAGCACCGTGCGCCCCTCGTCCATGCTCTCAATGACATAGGAACCATAGATGCGCCCGGTTCCCTGGATCAGGAACCAGCTCTTGCCGGTATCGGCCATCAGGCGCAGGGCATCCAGCGAGAACACACTACCGGTCAGCTCTGGCGCAATCCATCCTGACAAGGTGATGATGTCGTCACCCTTGCCGGTGTACTGCAGGGCATCGCGCCGGCCTACGCGCGAATTACCGGCGAACTTCCATTGCGTCTGCCGCTGCAGTTCCTGATACGCCAGCGTGGGCAAGCTAAAGACGAACATTCCCAAGACCATCATCATGATGTGACTCCTTAATCCCAATCTGCGAGGTTCGAGCGCTGGCGCGATGCCTTCACGCGGTCGCGCCGGTCCAGCTCGGCGGCCACCGCGCGGGCGATGGCCTGTTCATCCATGCCAGGGGCCGGCTGGATGATGATCTGCACCGTGTCACCCTGGTGGACGACGGGCTGAGCGCTGCCCGCGCTGACCGGCGGCCGGCTGTCAAAGGCCATCGCCGGCATACTGCCCGCGCCAATGACCACGGCGGCGCCGGCGCTGGCCAGCTTGCCGGCCAGGCTGCTTACAGTGGACAGCGGCCCGTCCTGGCCGCGATTCAGGCCAACGGCCAGGCCTTGCATGGTGTAGTCGCCCAGCTCGGCAAAGACTCGGCTCGGGCTACGGATGTCGAGCTTTTCCTTGAACCAGCCGATAACACTGGCACCGGTGCCCAACACCGCATCCTTGACGGCGCCGATGCCGCTGGTGATGCCGTTGACAAGGCCGCGCAGGATCATGGCGCCGAACTCGGTAAACTTGGCCGGCAGCTCAATGCCGAACCAGCTCAGCACACCAGCAAACGCCTGGTAGAACAGGCCCACCGGTGACCAATTCAAAATCAGCGCGCCCACGCCGGCCAAGCCGCCCGCAAAGGCACCGCGTACCTGCTGCCACAGGTTGCCGAAGAATCCGGCAATAGGTTCCCAATTGCGATATAGCAGATAGGCAGCGGCGGCGATGGCGGTCACTGCCAGGCCAATGGGGTTCATCAGGAAGATCCGCCCCAGCCACATGAAGACTGTTCCAACGCCGCGCAGGATGGGCATGAGCAAACCGCCCTGCAGGCCGATCTTGGCGAACAGGACGTGCAACATGGCATAGGGACCGATGACCGAGGCCAGGGCCAGCATCAGCGGCCCCATCACCACCATGATGGCGGCGATGGCGGAGAAGCCCACAATCATGGCCTTGGCGGTGGCAGGATTGCGCTCCATGAAACCAGTCAGCGCCCGGACGGCATTTGCGGCCATCTGCAGGCCTGAAGCGTAGAGCGGCAGAATCTTGGTGCCCAGCTCCAGCTTCAGGTCCGCCACTTTGGACAGGGTTTCCAGTTCCTTGCCGCTGGCCGTGTCGCGGCCGAGCTTGTCGAGCTCGTCGATGTTGGCGGCGCCCCGGTTCAGTTTCTCGTTCTTGTGAATCTGCGCGCGCTGCTGGTACATGGTGGAAAAGAGCTGCGCGGCCGTGCGGTTCGAGAAGATGCCGCCGATGGCATCAAGGATGCCTTTCTCGTCGGTGATGCCCTTACTGGCCAGCTGCGGCAACAGCACTTTTTCCATCCATTCGAATTGGTTCTCGCGAAACAGGTCTGCACCTTTGATGGCACCCGGGTTCAGGAACGAGACCTGGCCGGCTTTGTCATGCTTGACCTTCGATTGATCGCCGATCAGGCCCAGGTCAGCGAGCATGCCGATAGATCGCTTGGTGGTCCGGCCTTGATAGAGGTTCTGATAGGCACTCATCATCGAGGTGCCGACCCGGTTACCGCCCATTTCCTGCACGAGGGATTCCATCTGGTAATAAAAGGATTCATCCTTGAGACCCTTGGCCGCGATACCGCCGGTCTTAATCAGGTTCAGCCACTCACCCGGACCGACCCGGCCACCGGTGGCGGTCAATACCTGCTGCACCATGTTGGCCTGTTTGGAGAACGTGCCGATGTCCTTGGTGCCGTTGCGCATTTCGATGACCTTCAGCATGTCCATGAACTTGCGCTCGTTCTCGGCGCCCTCGGCCTCGCCGTAAAAGGCGTGATTGCCGAATTTCATCTTGGCCATCATGGGCGCGACCATTTCAGCATGGTGCGTGTCCCCAAAGGCCGTGATGCCATCGCGCAGCAATTGCAGGTTGTCGAGTTGGCTGGTGCCGTAGGTTTTCATGTCGCTGGCGAACTTGATCGCCTCGGCCGTGGCGGCCGGCCCCAGGCCTAGCGCACGTACGCGGCCGTTTTCGGTCTCATAATGTTTCGCTTCCTTCAGGCCAGCCAGCGCAGGCGCCCCCAGGGCGGCCCCGGTGGCCGTGGCACCAACGCCGGCCGCCGCCAAGCCGCCGACAGTGCTGCGCATCTTGTCCGCCCGCTGCCGGGCACTGGCCATGGCCTGCTGCTGGCGCTGGCTGGCCGCCAGCTTCTTCTGTTGGTCGGCCAGCTCGGCATTGGTGGCGGCGATACTGTTCTTGAGCCAGGTCTGTGCGGTGGCCAGTTGACGAGAACCAATGCCGGCATCGGCCAGGCGCTCGCGCAGCGCGCGATATTGCGTGCCTTGCCGCTCGCTAGCCTCCTGCAGGGACTTGACACTGCGCACGGCCGCATTGAATTCGCGCGTCATGGAACGGGTCGGGTTCTCGGTGCCCTTCATTCTGGCCGCCAGCTCGGCGACACGCTGCTGCGCGGTGGAAAGTTCGGCATTCGTCTTGCGCATGCCCTGGTGCAGCTCGCGCAGGCCGTCGAGGTCTTTTTGTTGCTTGTTCAGCTCACGCAGGCGGTCGCTGGTGTCCTTGAGCGCCTTTCCGGTATCGCGGGCGCCGCCGGTGATCTTTTTCAGCGGGGCGGTGATTTTCTCCATCATGGAGAACACGACCTGCATTTTCAGTTCATTTGCCATCTATTCCGCCCCGCTGCGCACTCGGGCGCGCTCGCGCCACTTCATCAGGTCTGCTAGTTCCAAGTCATCCATCGCGGCCGGCGGCCAATGGAACACGGTCGCGATGTCCGCCATGGCGTCTTCTACTTCGATTGGGAGACCAAGGCGCGGTCCGCCTTCGGTGCCAAAAAAACGGAGACTTCCATGCCGCACTTGATCAGGTCGGCCGGGTCCATTGCGGCAACGTCGAATTGCGTCAGGGGCGGTTCGCTGATACGCGGCAGCACCACCTGCAGTGCGCTCACGTTCATATTCATCAGATCCATCAGGCTGACGCCGCGCAGCGCCCCGGACTTGGGACGGCGCAAGGTCAGTTCGGTGATTTGGGTATTGCCGCGCATGAGCGGTTCGTCCAGTTCGATGACGGCGGTTTCGATTTTGATGGGGGTGGTAGTCATGGTGTTCCTTGTGAGAATGAAGAAAGTACAAGCCAGGCGGCGCAGTGCCGCCTAGCATTTACAGCCCGATAGCCTTGTTGATCGCGGCGCGGCGATCTTCACCGCCTACGATTTCGATGCCGTTCATGAAATCGAAATCGAAGATCACTTCGCCGTCGATGGTGAGTTTGTAGGCACTCAGCGGCATGGTGAATTTCTGAGTCGTGTCGTCGGCCACCTTGGCAGTGCCCATGTCGACCTCTTTGTAGCGACCACGCACGACGACTTCCACCGCCTGGACGCGGGCGTCATCGTCGCTCTGATAGGCACCCGCAAAGCGCAGCTGCACCGCGCCATGGGTGGCGGCCGCATACTTCTTCAGCGACTCTTTCACCAGGCCGCCGGCCGTCCATTCGAGCTGCATTGCTTCCTGGCCGAAGTCAACCGATACCGGACCGGACATCCCGCCCGCGCGATATTCCTCCATCTTGCGAGACAGCTTCGGCAAGGTCACTTCGGTGGCCTGGCCGGAATAGTTGAACCCGTCTTCGAACAGGTTGAAATCCTTCAGTTTGCTGGGCATCCCCATTTTTCATACTCCTTTCAATAGATGTGAAAGGCGGCCGGACCGACCGCCGTTACTTACGCGGAGACGCGGGCGCTGAAGTCAGCCAGATATTGGTCGGTGATGCGCTGTTGCAGCAGCAGGTTTTCCAGCGGTGGCACCGGCGTGTAGTTGTAGTCGATGGTCAGCTTGCCCGACTTCAGCGAGTCCACATCGTTGAACTCTTCATCGAACCAGGCTTCACCGTCGATGATGTAACCGCTGGCGCGCAACTGTCGGAACTTGTTATTGATGCTGGCCAGGATGTCCCGGACCAGGGACGGATTGAGCGGCTTGTCGACGAATTCGAACATCGCCTCGGCGATGGTGTCACGCAGAACCTGTGCGGTTCGGGTGTAGCTCTCGAATGGGAAATAGCCGCCCTGGGCCTCGCAGGTACGGGAACCCCAAAAGCGGTAGCCGCTCATGTTGATCAGCGTGGTGACCTCCTTCGCGTTCAGAATGCCGGCATCGGTGGCCGGGTCCTGCAGGTCCCAGGAAACATCCTTGCTGATGCCGGTTGGGCCATTGATGACCATATTGGAAATGGTCTTATGCCATCCGATGGTCTCGTCCAGCTTGGCGCGCATGCCCAGCGCATAGCAGACTGCGGAGATACTGGCGTCCGCCTTTTGCTCCGAATCCCAGTCGAGGAATTCCGGCCAGATCAGCATCAATTCGCGCTGGCCAAACTGGCCACGGTAGTTCGTCGCCTCCACGGCGGTGGCGCCGCGTGCATAGGCATACACGAAGGCGCGCAGCGTCTGCGCGATACTCACCAGTTCATTGGTCACCGCCTGGCTGTCCAGGCCGGGCGCGCCCAGGATGCGCGGCTTGAAACCGAACTTGCTCTGTGCAGCCAGCAATGACTGGGCGCCGGTGTATTTACCATCGCTGACACCGCCAATCACGTTGTTGCTCAGTTCTGCCGGATCGTCGGACTCTTCCACGCGCACGACGATGGTCAGCGGCTTGGCCTGCTTGCCGATGGCCTTCAAGGTGCGCAGCAGCGTACCGGATTTGCCGGCCTTGCCTTGTGCTGCGATGACGTTGGTCAACAAGACAGGGACATTCAGTGGGAAGGCGGTCGGATCGGCGTCGTCTGCCGTGGCGATCAAGCCGATGACGGCGGTCGAGATGGTGCGGATCGGCCGGCTACCCTCGTTGACCTCGACAACCCGTACGCCGTGGTGATAATCAGTTGCCATTGCTCATACTCCCTTGGTTTCAGTGCGGCTTTCGCCGGATTTCAGATTCGGTACGGCAAGGTGCCGCTCATGTAGAAAGGCGCAAACTCAGCATTGCGAGCGCAGCCGACGATAGGGACGGCAGCACCACGTCCAGCACCTGCCATTTGTCCCAGGTCCAGGGAAACCAGCCGTACCCCCATGACGCTGCCGGGTCGGTGGCATGGCCGTGCAATTCCTCGACCTCCAGCTTTTTGCGCGACCAGTACCACACCACCACCGCAAGCACGCTGGCCGGGGCGCCACACAGTAGTGCGACCGGTAGCTGGATCAATAGGCCTTCCAGACAGTGCGAAAGGCTCAGGCGCCAGCGGGCGCCGTCAAACCAGATAATGAGTTTTCCGAGCATGCTTAGGCCCCTGTGTATTGAACGAAGCACAGCGCGTAATACGGCGGCAAATTGCTGATGTCCGCGCCACCGCCAGTATTGGCCGCACTGGCCGTAACTCCGGTCTTGCTGCTGGTGGTGTGCTGCGGCGAGGTTGCACCGATCGTTTGACCACCGCTGATGTTTTGGCCACTCTGGTAGGAGCCAGGGTTGTAGGTGGTCACGTCGTGATAGTGGCCAGGATCGTTGACCGTGATCGCGTGCGTATGCGAAGGCAACTGTGCTGCGGACAGCTTGTACGAAGCTGCGCCGCCCGTCGCGCCGGTGGCATAGGCGCCTCCTGCGCCCACAATGAACCTATCGGTGAGGTTCGACGTACCATTGGCGCCGGTGGCCAGATGCCAGCCCGCTCCCCATGCTGCAGCGACGGCCGCCTCTGTAGCTTGGCCCGACCACATGCGCACCTCACCGAGGACCGGAGATATGCCGGCCACGTCACTGCGGCTGGCCAGGACGGCAGACGCCGGCAAGCTGCTCCATACGGCTTCAGCCGGCGCGGCGGCGATCACGTCCGCCGTGATGCCGTATCGGTTAGTCGGCGCCATCTCCAGCAGCACGGTGCGCCAGGCATTCGTTACCGGGCCATTCGGGTCGGTGCTCAAATTAACGTACACCTCGGATACACCGGTGGTCACGCCGCTGACATGCGTCTTATAGGTAGAGACGTATTGCATCGCTCGATCTACCGCCGATCCACGGACTGAGACGATGCTGACATCACCTTGCTTGACCGCAAATTCGATCACGGCCACTGAAGCGCTGGAACCATAGCCCAGGTGGAGCCGGAATAGCCATTGCGCCGAGCTGGCGGCGACCGGCACATTGACCAGGCGCAAAATAGCCGTGGTGGCGTTGATCGTCCCGGACAGCAGCGTTCTCCATGGTGCGCTATCGTCAAGGGCGGCCGCCACAAACTCAGTGGTCGCGAGCTGCTTGGACGCAGTACCGAGCGGCGCGGTATCCGCCTTTGGCGTGCCGGTGAAAGTCGGCGAGGCCAAAGGCGCCTTCTGCGCCAGCGCATTGGTTACCGTGGCGGAAAAATTGGCGTCGTTTCCCATGGCGTCCGCCAGTTCCTTGAGGGTATCGAGTGCCGAGGGAGCATTCCCGACCAGGGATGCGATTTCACTGCGCACAAAGGCGGTCGTGGCCAGCTGGGTGCTATTGGTGCCGGAAGCGGCCGTAGGCGCTTTTGGCGCGCCAGTAAAGGTCGGCGATGCCAGATCGGCCTTGAGGGCGAGAGCCTTGGCGGCGAACTCGGTCGTTGCCAACTGAGTTGTGCTAGTACCCGGTGCGGCCGTGGGCGCCTTCGGCACGCCAGTAAAAGTCGGCGATGCCAAGGCCGCCAAGTCAGGATGCTTGTGATCCTTGGGAGCGGCATAGACGACGATGGCGTCATCCACGTACTTGCGCGTAGCCAGCACCACGGTGGGATCAATCTTCAGCTCAATGGCCGACGCGCTGGCCACCAGCAGAACGATGCGGATTTGTTGGTCCTTGCCCGAACCGGACGCGAGCGCCGGTTTCAGGCTTGGCGGGCAATTCGCGACAATGATCAAGTCGCCGTCTTCATCGAAGACGCCAATCTCGCGCACCCACCAGCCGCCCACTTCGGCAGGCAAGACCTGTTCGATGATCAGCTGGCTGGCGTCATTCTCGTCTGGAAAGATCGTATTGATCAGGGCCCGGCGCTGTTCATTGACCAGGGCCTTCTGCTTGCGGCTGGGGATCGGGGTTTCCCCGTTGCCGTCGCCGACCGCCATATATTTGAGCTTCAGCGGTTCGCCCAGGGCAATCGCCTTGGCAATCTTGGCTTCGCCGATTTCAGTTGGAAGAGAGTAATAGTCGCTCATGGGTAGATGGTCATGACTTCAATGAGGTGGGCAGCGGTGCCGATGTGAATTCTTCCGGTGGATTCGACCTGGCCAGGAATCCAGGGGTAGACGGTAATGGCCTCACCCATCTGCACCAGGCCACCGATATAGATAGCGCCGCGCGATTCGAGGTGGATACGCAGGCCGGTAAGGTGGCGCGATAGGGGCTTGGCGTCGTCAATGAGCCGTTCCATCTCGGCAAACATCTCTTCCGTGATGCCCGTCTCCAGCACACCGACATCGAGCGCGAAGGTGCCACGGCGGCCAGGCGGGTCTGTCTGCCACCATTCGGTGATCTTGATCACGTAGCCCAGCGACTCGACCACGCCACGAACGGCGGCGATGGTTCCCTTGTGCTGGTGGATATATCGGGACGCCTTGATGGTCTTGCGCTTGATCGCCTCGGACCAGCCATCGTCCCAGCGGTCCACCGAAAATGACCAGGCGAGGAAAGGCAGCAAGGCCACGGGACAGCGGTCCGGGTTCCAGAGGTCACGAAGCGGCACCGGCGTCTTGGCCAGTTCTGCGCAGGCGCGTGCAAGAGCACGCTCCAGCGCAGTGGTATTCGGGGGCAAGGTAGGCACCGGGTTATACATCGTCGACCTCTTCTAACACCTCGGCAGTGATAGTGATGGCGGTGCAGCGGGCGGCCTGCGTCCTGCCGCACAGGATGTCGGCAGCAGGCGATTTGATGAGCACGTTGCGCACTCCCTCGACCTTCAGCGCCGCCACGTAGGCATTCCGATAGACGCTGTAGCCAAGAGGGCGCGGCGGATTTGCCATGGCGGCAGCGTTCGCCCTGGCGGCGCTGATTGCAATGGGCGCCTCGGGGCGTTTCTCGACATACACGACAGCTTCCAGCACGTAGTCGGTGACTTCCCCTTGCACCACGGATACCAGATCGCCCAGCGGACGCACGTCTTCAGCCGACAAGGCGTCTTCTACCGCCTGCAGCACTTCGGGCGGCGCCTGCCAATCGGTAGAGGTCGCCAAGACAGCCACCACGACCTCGCAGGGCGCCGGGCTGACCGCACGGGCATCAAGCACGCGACCGTCGGCACTGCGCGCATGGAATTCATAGGCATTGCGAGGGCCGGCCGTGGACAGGGCGTCCGGCGCTTCCTGGATGCGCAGCCGGTATGCATCGTCGTCTTCGCGCACTTCCTCCACCGGAGGCGAGGCGTCCGGATCGGCCTCGATCAGCACCAGGCGCTTGACGTTGGTGTTTGCCCCGATCTGGTCAAGGTCGGCATCAATGGCGAAGGGCAGCATGACCGCCCGGGCGGCATCAATGACACGGTTGCGCAGCAGCAGTTCTTGATAGGCGTTCTCCTGCAGCAGCCTCGTGGCCGGCTCCGACTCCAGGGACAGCACTTTGGCGGCGGCTTCGCGCTGTTCCTGTGGCAGCAGCGCCAACACGGCCGCCTTGCGGTTAGCAAGGATGGTCTCGTAGTCCAGGGTTTCCAGCACCTGCGGCGCCGGCAACAGGGAAAGGTCGATAGGAGAACTCATTGCATCGCCCCTTCGCGGACCTGCACCGAGAATTCGATTGCCCTTCCGTTGGTCACTGCCTGCAGCACGACCGAAATCGCACCCGTTGCGTCACGGTTCAGATTGACAGTCGAGAGGGAAATCCGCGGCTCCCACAGTGCCAGGCGATAGGCCACGGCAGCATAGATGCGCATGACGGTAACCCCGTTCAGGGGCTGGTCGATCAATTCAGGGATTTCCGATCCATAGGCACGGCGGTAGATGCGGGTGCCCAAGGGCGTCATGAGGATGTCGCGCACGGACTGGCGGATGTGGTCCAGCAGTGACATGCTGCGGCCGGTAGATGCGTCCATGGCGATCATGACACCGGTCCTCCGGACTGTTCATCGCCGCGCTTGATTTCACTATGGGCATGGCCTCGCAAGCTGATAGGACCCGCCTTCACGTCGCCGGTTGCCGCTACGTCCCCATCGATGGTCATGGCAGCGCCACCGCCGCCGCCTTCTACCTTGGCGCCTTGCTTCAATGCGCTGAAGCCCTCCACCAGCAGATTGCCTTTGATGGTCACATCGCCGGTGCAGGTGGTTTGAGGCGCGTCGGCGGTCACCGCGTCGGCTTTCACCAGGGCCGAGCTGCCGCCTGGCAGAATGGCCGACAGCGCATGCGTGCTGAAATCGTAGAGCACTACGGCGCCATCAGGGTAGTGAATGGACCGAACTTTAAGATTGGATTGAGGCGCCGGTGACTCGGCCGAGAACAGGCCGGCCAGGACTTTGCCCTGCGTCAGATCGCCGTTCGGTGAAAAGACGATGACCTGCTCACCGATGGAGGGTGGAGACCAGTGGACGACATCCCCGGCGCGCAGCGCGATCCATTGCAGCCAGGTGGTCAGCAGCGAAGGCGACAAGCGCACGCGCACCTTGTCCGCTTTGATCTCGGCGATCTTGCCGATGCGGATCAAATTTGGGATGGCGCGAATGAGTTCGGAGAGGTCGGGCGTCATGCAATCCATGTTGCCGGATCGCGCGCGGGAAGGCACTTGGCGGCGGGTTGATATCCGCCTTATCGACTCTCAAAAAGCAAATCAGCTTGTCTTTGCTGGTCGGTGGAAGCCTATGTAAATATTCTAGTTATGAGGAATTCTTCTGTGCCCGCAACTATTTAATATTGTCGTTCGATGCCGCAGTGAGATCCGAGTATTCGGCTATGTACATTTCCACTTGGAGGCTCCTCGTTCTCATGTCTACAAGCAGTGTCCGCAGCGCTCTCATACTATCTCGGCACTGTTGGCGCTCTATTGGAACTCCCATATCAAGGCTTACGGCTGACGCTATCAGAGCCGCGCATTCTCTATTTAACCGTTCCATTTCGACAATTTGATTTACGAACTTCCTCTTCTGTTCCATTTTCCATCCCACCAGCTGAGTATATTGGAGCAATTTGACAAATACTTTCCAGTCAGCAGTTTATCGTAAGGATATGTCGTTTGTGAGATGCTCCAAGATGCTCCGATGAAGCTCAGCAGTATCGCCTGCCGAAAAACCTAGCAGTGTCCGGGCAGGGTATTTGTAACTCGGGCCGCAAGGAGCAACTTTGTCAGGCAACCCCTCATGATGCACACGCGCAATGCGCGCCACCTTTCCAAAAAAGCCGACCGATGCCTGGTCCGCATCCGCCCGGATTTGCAGATAGGTATTCGTGCGTAGCTTGCCGAACATAGCCGCTTTCTGCCGCTTGATCCGCCCGGATTTACTGCGCAGTTCCTTGCGATTCTTGCGCGCCGGATAGGGCGTGCCGTCCGGCGCCACTTGCTGCGCGATCAGGCGGGCGTGTTCGCGCCGCAAGTCATTGGCGACCTTACGCACGAGTTGGCGCCGCTGTGCGGGTTGCAGCTTGGCAATGAGGGCACCGGCCCATTCTTCCAGACGTTGCAGATCATCACTCATGGCAGCTTCGGCACGTCCCACTCGGCCAGCAGGGTCTCGCCCTGGTAGAGCCGCCAGAAGTCATCCGGGAAAGGTGGAGTAAGCTGCGGCTCAGCCGCATGGACAATTTCCAGGCGGCCACCGTCGTGTCGCTTCACGATAGTGCGCTCGGTGAGCGCCAGCTTGATGGACAAGTCCAGGGATGTGGCGCTGTTCATGTCCACCTCGAAACGTATCGCCTTCCTGGCATTCTCAGGATTGGCGAAGGATTCGCGCTGATGAACCCGCATCCAGGCCAGCAGCGGCACGAACACCAGATCGAGGTCTAACCCGATATCGGTCAAGATCAGGTTCAGCACATAGTCATACTCGAAGGATAGACCGGCCGTGCCGGTGGCGCGCGATCCGCCCTCATCGATGAAGATGTGCAGCTTGTCCGGATTCTGCGCCAGATCCTTAATCGCCTTGCGCAGGTAGTCCCGCAGATTGTTGGGCTTGTACATTCAGTTTCTCGCGCAAGGCGTTGTAGGCGTCGATCAGGGTATTGCTTTGTCGGATGGCGTCATCCCCTTCACTGGCGATGTCGTCAAGAAATTCTGCTGCCGCTGGCGTAAGTTCGGCTCGCGCTTCTTGGCCAGGTCGGCCGGCAGTGCCGGTATCTGCGCAACCGGCCCCGGTGGGCACTGAAGCGATGACGGGGACTGACAGCCGGATAGCGCCACTGCGCACACCAGCAATAAAGGTGTCTTTCTCATTGCGTGCAGCATCCCTTTCATTGGTGAGTTTGTCGGTGATGGCCTGAATGGCGTCGCGGGCGTTGCGCTCGGCCTGCAGCACCTGTTCCGTACGCTCGGCGCGGGCATCAGCGGCGGCCTGATTGGCGGTAGCAATGCCGGATTTCAGGTTGTCGATATCCGCATTCTTTCGCCAGCCCTGAATCGTCCACGCCGCAGCAAAAGCCAGGGCCAGAAAACTGGTGCCGAGCAAGACGCGCAGGCGCGTGCGCCATGTGTCCGTGAGCGTCATGCCAACACCCCGCCAGCTTCCACGAAAGCAAGGTGCAGTTCCTCGCTGGTCTTCAGAGTGGGCAGCACAATGGCCTCACCGCCTTCCCGCGTGAATGCCTTTTCGAGATCCACATAGCGATGCTCGAATTGGCCGTATCCAGCGCCTGGCAACGACGCCCAGATGTTTCTGCACTTGCTGATGGCCTCCTGCAGGCGGCCAGCATCGACGTCGGGCAAGGCCCGGCATTCCCTGATCTGCTGCAGAGCGATAGTGTCTTGCACGTCTGGCCCGAAACCCGTCAGACCGAGCCGCTGGCGATAGATGTCGTAGTAGCGCATCAGCAACTGGTAACCGCCGGCCGCAGTGGACCAATTCTTGATGCGTGGAATCCAGACACGCACCCGAGGGTGATCGGCATAACTGGCGAAACGGGTTCGGCCGACGATCTGGTCATATCCTCGGTCACGCGTGGTCGGCGAATTCGAGGTGCCTTCTGAAAAGCGCAGCATGCCCAGGAATGCGCGACGATTGTCGATGGCGTTCAAATCGATTCCTTCACGTCACGCGCCAGCTCGGCAATGTCCTTGCCCTGGCGCCGTTGGAACCACAGGGCCACGGCCCGGGTGATCCACCAGGCCGGCGCGCCGACCATCAAATCGACCGGCTTCGGTCCGAGCACAGCGGCCATTGTCGGCACATGCTGCAGCAGCACCGAAAACGCCAGGTCGCCGAACATGATGGAGAACGCACCGGCGCAGGCCAGACGCACCACAAATTCCTTCTCGTTGAACGAGCCGTCTGCATTGCGCGGCGGCAGGACGATATACAACAGCGCCGCGCCGACCATGCCGAGCACGGCCTTGATGCCGTAGATTTTCAGGATGGCAGCGATGCCACCGGCGGATTCTGCTGCCATAACGTGATTTCCCCTTGTCATTGATTTGCTGTTCATGTCGTCATTCCCACAAACTGATGCTGTCGCGCGCGCTGGTCGGCGCTTCCATCGCATCCGGCAGCGTGACCATCGTGCCCGCCGGCAGCACGGCGCCAAGCGCCGCAAGCGATGGATTCAAGGTCAGTGCCTGTTCCACATAGCCGCTGCTGGCGCCCAGGTAGCGAAACACCAGTGCATCTAGCGTGTCGCCCTGCTGGCTGCGGACCTGCATCAGATCAGCTCTACGGTCGCATGCGTGCGGCCGAGAATGTCATTGATGGCCCAATGCCCGTTACGGCGCTGCACGTCCGGCGCCGTGTCCATCCATTCCATGTTCTTCTTGTCGGTCAGCGCGCTCGCGGTGGTGTCGTAGTCCCGGTAGCTCTCGAAAATATCGGCCTTGGCGAAGCTATAGACCGCTCGGCGGTAGTGCGCCAGATACTGGCTTTCTCCATCTACCTGCAGCGCCGGCACCTGTTCCAGCTTCTCGATACCGCTGGCCAGGTGCTGCAGTTGCCAGTCGCGTAGCAACCGATTGGCCGTCAGAATTGCGTCCACCAGTGCAGGGCGTAGGCGTGCATCGGTTACTGTCGAGTCCAGCCGCATAGCGTCCCGCATGTCCGGCATGCTGATGTCCGGGAAAAATCCGTCGTTGGTGATGGCCTTCACCTCTGCCGGCGCGGCCGGTGCCGGCGTCACCGGCACGTCATCGATGTAGTTCATGGTCTTGGAGAATGTAGGGGGCGGTGGCCGGGACATCCGACGGACAATGCCGCTTCCGTCCCGGGCCGCCCTGCGCCGTGGGGTGCTCTTTACTTGGCCGGCTCGGCAAACTTCTTCAGTCGCCGTTCCAGCCGCTCGATGTCCTTCTTGACGCCGGCCGCCTGGTGCAGCTCACATGCGCGGGTGAGGTGCTGCAGTGCCGCCGTGGCATGGTCTGCCGAGGCGGCTGTTACGTTCTCGGCGTCCACCTGATTGACCAGCTCCAGCAGGGCCAGGCCGAGCGCCTTATGCACCTTGGCGCGCGCCTGGTCGGGCGTATCGGCATTGCCCGTCATGGCCAGGACCTGCTGGAGGATATCGGCCCCCCGTGCAGGCTCGTCCTTCAGCCGGCCGCCCAGACTCGCGCCTGCGAAATCGTCCTGCAGCAGCGTGGGTAAGGTCCGGTTGTAGCGGTCTGGCAGCATGAACTGGTGTTCCATGGCATAGCCTGCGATCTGCAGGGCGCGTTCGTAGTCGCCCACATCGATGTGCCACACCAGCACATTGGCCAGCACTTCGTCCTGAGCACCGCGCCCGGCGGACAGCACGCCATCAATCCAGTCTTGATAGGCCGGCAGCATGGTGGCCTTCATTTCGATCTTGCGTTCGATCGATTGGATGTTGGACAGCGTGCGCCGGTCTTCGTGGAGCTTCATCAACATCAGTTCATAGGCGCTGCCGGTGGTTACGCCGCCCGGCTCACCGGCGGACGCCGCCAGCTTGCCGAGCATGCGCTCACGGTGGCGCGCGGCGGGAGACAGGCGGGACATCAGGCGCCGCCTGCTGCCGCATCCTGCAGCACCACGTTTTCAACCAGCGTGGCCAGGCCTTCATCCTCGATCACATAGGCGTCGTTCGACGATTCGTAGTTTTCGATGCGGTCGGCCTTGGGTTCGTCGACCACGCGACGGCGGCGGCCACCGTTCTGGAAGTAGATCGACAGATTGTCCAGGCGGGTGATCAGCATGGCATTGGCCGGGAAGGACGGCACGCGCACCGCCGGCAGTCCGCCGATGCGCTTCTGGCTGATAATGACGTCAGCGGCCAGGGTCTCGGTCGGTGCCTTGTCCTTGTTGATCAGCGGGAAATACTTGTCGTGCAGCAGCTCGCGGCCGACGATCACCACCAGGCCTGTATCGTCCTGATACCACGGGTCCAGATTGGTCACCGCGTCATACACGGCAGCGTCGAGATTCGCATAGTCCGCGCCTGCGCCGCTACCAATGACCACCTTGCCCGGCAGGTCCTGGCCGACCAGGCCCATGACACGCTGGGGCGAGTTCTCGCGGATCTGCTGCAGCCAGCCCTTATTGACGTCCTGCAGCAGCGGATACTGTGCCAGGTTGGTATCGGCAGCGACCTTCACACCGTTGAAGCCGATCATGATGCGGTCCAGTGCCTGGCGCTTCAGGATCGCATTGGCTACACGGGTCTGGAAGTCCTTGAACTTGGCCCAGGCGTCCAGCTTGGCATAGGTGATGTGGGTATCGAAGTTGGTCTTCTCGCAGCGATATCGGGTGTTGGTCATGGCCGACGCATCCCGGGTGCTTCGGCGCTTGTCTCCGCGCGTATCGGTACGGCTGGCGATGGGGCCGGATACGCCCAGGCCGATTTTCTCGCCTTCCAGCTCATCGACGCCGATGATGTTGATGCTGCCCAGGAATTCGGACGATTCCTGCATCTTGTCTTCCAGCTTCTGCTGGACGGTCGGTTCTACCGAGAAGGTAGAGTGGACGGCGCCGCCGGCGACATCGTTCAGGCTTGCCAGGCGCGCGGTATAGGCGTTATAGGCGGCGCGGGTCTGATTCTTCATGTGTTCTGCTCCAGTGAAATACGGAAATGGTTTGCTTGGTCGGCCGGCGGCTTAGAACTCGGTCTGCACGGTGCCGCTGTTGCCGCCACCGGTGGCCGGCGGGCGCTGCAGGTTGCTCTTGTCGGTCAGGTTGATGGTCTGGCGGAACTGCTCGGCGGTAGTCGATTCATCGCCGACGCGCTTTTCCAGCTTCTCCAGACGCGCCACGACCTCGGCGACATCCTTGCCCGCTTGCGCGGCGGACTGCGCGAACTCGCCCACCTTTTCGGCAACGGCGGTCATAGCGGCCACCACGTCGGCATGCTGGGCATCGGCTTTCTTCTCACCACCACCAATGCGGCTGAACAGTTGCTTGATGGTCTCGGCCACGCTGGGGCCGTCTTCCTCGAATTCGATATTGGCCTCGATGGCCTCGGAGAACAGGTTCTCCGGCTTCAGCTTGCGGGGAGTGAAAGGCGAGACCTTCGGATTGGTGGCGGAGAACTGCAAAATCTCGGTGCCCAGGCTGGCCGGGCTATCGGTCACGGCCAGGCCGACCAGATAGGAACTGCCCGTGTCGGCGAACTTGTCGGCCAGCTCGATGCTGGTGTAGATCTTCTGGCGGTCCTTGTTCATGGCGATCAAGGCGGGCGTCGGTTCGATCTGCGCGAACAGCGCCAGGCGCTTACCGTTCTCGGTGTCGACCTCTTCGGCCTTCAGCGACAGCACGTCGCCATAGGCCTTGAAGGGACCATCCGGCAGCAGGCTGCGCAGGTGTTCGACCCACACGCGAGCGCCGTAGGTTTTGACGCTGTAGCTGTCGGCCATCTGCTGGATTTGCTCGCGGCTGATGCTACGGCCGTCGGTGGTCGCGCCCTCGGTCGCGACGCGGAAAAATTTGCTCTTGGTTGCCATGAGATTTCGCGCTCGTTATCGGTTGATCGGATAACGTCATCTTCTGCCGATGGGCGAAATGCATCAATCAAGTGAGGGTTGATAAGGGGGATAGCGACTCGACAAAGTCCCCGCTACGCGCGCGCGCCGCCTACGCTTGCGGCATGTTAGAAATTCCAGAAGACATCAAGGACAACATCGACCAGGCGACAGAGCCTCGGCACGTTGCGCGCCGGCTCTATTTCGAGGGCTGGCGCATCTCGTCGATTGCGCGCCATCTGAAGATCAAGCGATCTACCGTTAATAGCTGGAAGCACCGCGATGAATGGGAAAAGGTCTCGCGCCTGGAGCGCGTAGAGATTGCCCTTGAAGCGCGCATAGTGCAACTGATCGCCAAGGAAGTAAAGGGCAATGGCGAGTACAAGGAACTCGACGCGCTGATGCGCCAGCTTGTGCAGGCAGCGCGCGTGCGCCGCTATGAGCAGCCGGGAGGCAATGAGACTGACCTCAATCCCAAGATCGCAAATCGCAATGCCGGACCGAAGAAAAAGCCGGTGCGCAACGAGTTCAGCGAAGAGGCGCAGCAGCGCATCGTCGAGGCCTTCAATGATTCGCTCTTCGATTATCAAAAGGTCTGGTATCGAAACGGCAGCGAGCGCACGCGCATCATTCTGAAGTCGCGCCAGATCGGCGCGACCTGGTACTTCGCGCGCGAGGCGCTGATTGATGCGATCCAGACCGGGCGCAATCAGATTTTTCTCTCGGCCTCGAAGTCACAGGCGCATGTTTTCAAGCAGTACATCATCCAGTTTGCGAAGGATGCATGCGGCGTGGAGCTGTCGGGCGATCCTATCGTTCTGCCGAACGGCGCGCACCTGTATTTCCTCGGCACGAATGCACGAACCGCGCAGGGCTATCACGGCAACTTCTATTTCGATGAATTCTTCTGGACGCACAATTTCACCGAGCTGAACAAGGTCGCGTCCGGCATGGCCTTGCACAAGAAGTGGCGTAAAACCTACTTCTCGACGCCCTCGGCGACCACGCACCAGGCTTATCCGTTCTGGACCGGCGAGGCGTTCAACAAGCGTCGCGCCAAGGGTGACAAGGTGAATATCAATGTCAGCCATAAGCGGCTGTCGTCAGGCTTCACCGGCGAGGACAAAATCTGGCGCCAGATCGTCACGATCATGGACGCGGCCGCCGGTGGCTGCGATCTGTTCGACATCGACGAGCTGCGCGATTTCGAATATTCGCCAGACCAGTTCGACAACCTCTTGATGTGTAATTTCATCGACGATTCTGCGTCGGTGTTCCCGTTAGCGGACCTGCAGCGCGGCATGGTCGATTCGTGGGTGGATTGGGATGACTATAAGCCGTTTACGGTACGTCCTTTCGGCCATCGGCCCGTGTGGATTGGCTACGACCCTTCGCTGACAGGTGATAGCGCCGGCTGCTCGGTGCTCGCTCCCCCGCTGGTCCCCGGTGGCAACTTCCGCATCTTGGAGCGCCACCAGTGGCGCGGCAAAGATTTTTCGGAGCAAGCCGCTCTCATCAAGGAAATGTGCGGCCGCTACAACGTCCAGTACATCGGCATCGACACCACCGGCATGGGCGTGGGCGTCTATCCCCTAGTGAAACAGTTCTTCCCGGGCGTGACCGCTATCAGCTACTCGCCAGAAGTCAAAACGCGCATGGTGTTGAAGGCACAGAACATCATCCGCAGCGGTCGCCTGCAATTCGATGCCGGCTGGACCGACATCGCGCAGTCCTTCATGGCCATTCGCAAGATCCTCACCCCCAGCGGGCGCGCGGTCACCTATGACGCCGGCCGCTCGGAAGAAACTGGCCACGCTGACTTGGCCTGGTCAGTCATGCATGCCCTCGACTACGAGCCGTTCGAAGGCACCACCGCCAACAACACTTCCTCCATGGAGTTCTTCTAATGAAACACCGAGCACGCCGCCGCGCGGCTGCATCCGACAACACGCTGCCGGCCAAAGCCAAGGCGCCGCCGGCACCATCCGTTGAAGCGTTCTCTTTCGGCGATCCTTCGCCCGTGCTGGAAGGCCGTGACATGCTGGCGGACGTCGAGTGCTACCGCAATGGCGACTGGTACGAACCACCCTTGAGCATGCCGGGCCTGGCAAAATCCCTCAATGCCAGTGTCCACCACGCCAGTGCGATCTGGTGCAAGGTCAATATCCTGGCGTCGACGTTCCAGCCGTCGCCGGTTCTCTCGCGGTCAGAATTCACCCGCCTGGCGCTGGATTTTCTGCTGTTCGGCAACTGCTACGCTGAGCGGCGCGAGAGTATGACGGGCAAGCTCTTGGGCCTCAAGCCAGCGCTGGCCAAGTACACGCGCGTGGGCGTGGACCCCGGGCGCTATTTCTTCGTCAATGGCTGGCGGGATACCTACGAATTCGAGAGGGGGGCCATCTGGCACTTGCAGGCGCCAGACATCAATCAGGAGGTGTATGGCGTGCCGCAGTATGTGAGCGCGCTGCAATCGGCCTGGCTCAACGAGTCCGCCACGCTCTTTCGTCGCCGCTACTACCTCAACGGCTCGCATGCCGGCTTCATCCTCTACATGACCGACACGGCTAGCAACGTCAACGACGTGGACAAGCTGCGCGAGGCGATGCGCAACAGCAAAGGGCCTGGAAATTTCCGCAACCTGTTTGTGTATGCACCTGGCGGAAAGAAGGACGGTTTGCAGATCCTGCCGGTTTCCGAGATCGCGGCCAAGGACGAATTTTTCAACATCAAGAACTGCACGCGCGACGACGTGCTGGCCGCACACCGGGTGCCTCCGCAACTGCTCGGCACCATGCCCAACAACACCGGCGGCTTCGGCGATGTGACTAAGGCCGCCGCCGTATTCGGCTGCAATGAGATTGAGCCGCTGCAAGCCCAGTTCCTTTCCTTGAATGAGTGGGCCGGCCAGGAGGTGGTCCGTTTCCGCTCCTATCAACTTCCTACCAATGAGGGGAAATAAGCATGAGCGATTACGCGGATAACGCTGACAACACGATATACAGCACTATCGCGGCTAGTCTCGCAGCAGCCCGACGCGCACCGTCACTGATACCGGATCGCCGTTGCCATTTTTGCGCCGAAATAGTGGCGACTGATCTATTTTTTTGCAACCACGACTGTCGTGACGACTTCGAGCGGCAGGAAAGAGCATGGAAGATTCAGGGGAAATAGGAATTGAGATGATGGCTGCCGCAAAGTAAGGAAATTCCTGATACCCACCGAACTGTTGTGCTTGCATCATGCGGAATTCTAGGCTGATGCTTGGAGGGCGCTCGTACGTTGAGTCAACACGTTCTTTTCACGCCTAGCCAGTACGTCTATTCTCTTGGCTTGGAACGGATTTGAACAATAAGAAGATTTTCGAAAGATGTGCCAAAGGAGGACTCATAGCATCAGCATTGCCTGTGATTTTCTGTGCCTTTGTCTTGGGTCCTACTGCGACATTTTTGGGCCTAGTCGCAAACATCAACAAGCTTTCATCTCACCTGGAGAATTCTCTTCCGGTACGACTATTTTTCGTGAGTGCAGCCTATCCCGCGCTTTTTGTTGTGCAGTGCTATGTGGTCAAGTTTTGCATGTTGAATAGCAATAAGATGTGCGGGGTGCTGATAGCTTGGTCAGGGCTGACCATCTTCATATTCAGCCTTTTCTTCATAGGCTTTTTCTGAGTAAGTGAAAGGTTCTTGAATTCTGGTTCTAGGATGGGCCCGCCAACGGATCGGGGAAACTTATTTCCTGAGCGCCGCAACATCTAGAACCATGTTTCTCCAATCTGCAGCAGATGATCTCTGTTCGCCTTGGTGAATAATGCACAGAATAAATTGGAGAAGAAATGTCTGAGGTTATGTTGAAGGAGATAGTCGGGCGATATGCATTGGTAATACGGGAGATTGGGAAGAAGGCGGATCAAGGGCAAATCGTCGGTGATTTGATAAGAGTACAGGTGAGAAAGTGCTTAATCGAAATGCATGCGGCCGGCGCTGAAGCGGCCGATATTCGCGCAATCTTTGATAATCTTGAAAAGCATCCCCTTGAGGATTGCACTTCAGCTGATCACCGATTTTCTAAACTACTCACGACAATGAAGCTGCACGTTGAATTTTTGCTCTTCATCGAAGACCACGAGCTAGCCCCTTCTTCGCCAAAGAAAGGCAATAGTAGTTTTGGCTTTCATTAGCCTGGTGGTGTCGATTTTTTTTATATCTCGCAATTAAGTGTGGCCGGACGCTTGTACAAAAGCGAGTTCATGCGCCAAATTTCTTATCCAAAGTCTAACGCCTTTGTACAAGCAGAGCTCGTTTCATCTCAATATTAGCCGGCACCATTTCGAAGAAACACATAGCGTTTTCCCCAGCAACTCATGGAATAACCTTCCTTCCCGTTATCCGTAACTTTTGTATCGAAAAGGTCGAGTCGGCGCTGCGATTTGCAATTTAAATTGTCGGGACCTTTACGAGCGTGTCATCGGTGCCCAGCAAAATAGGGCGTCCATAATTTTCTCTTGATGCGAGAATTTTAGATGTTGCATAACTCATATGTCCTCGATTTGACGTAGTTTTTAGCGGTATTTACTTAATTGAAATTCCCATTTTGCGGGACTTTTGACATGAAACTGTGGTCGGGTAGGTCCATAATAGGTTCAGCCAATAAAACCCTTAACGGGCATATAGCCAGGAGCGGAGGGTTGACATCATGCACGGGAGACAACGTAGTCTACTAATCGCTGAGGACGATTCGAATGTGCGCAGCATCTTTGCGGAGATTTTCTCCGAGAGAGGCTACCGAGTGTTAGAAGCGTCAAATGGTGCCGAAGCATATGCCATGCTGTTGTGTCCCGATGTGGTGGTGAATGTTGTGCTGACCGATCTACGCATGCCCGTAATGGACGGACTGGAATTCGCGAGTAAGGTAAAAAATAATACGCAGCTTTCAGTTATTCCTATCGTCTTACTCAGCGCGACGCCACTGCCAAACTCTTGGCAAGCTCGGCAGATTTTTGATGCGCTATTAGTTAAACCATGCCCGCTGCCGCTTCTGATTTCAACTGTGGAAACCGTGCAAATAGCACAAAGCGGTGATGCAGTTCAATCCGAGTCTCCGATCTTGCAGGCTAGAGATGACTTCACGCGTCTGTGAGGCTCTTAATTTTCAGATGCGCAGCCCAGATTGCCATACTACGCAGGCTGTTGAAGTCAGGATAAACATTGGCAGTGTCCCGGATAATCTCAACCTCTTCTCCTTTGCGCAGTTCAAGGGCCATTCGCCAACCGCCATCGATCTCGTATCCGATGATGGTGATATCGAATCCCCTGTAGGCGAAGCCAAAGGTAAGGGATGTTTCCATTGCTTTCCTAAGTCACGCTGTTGATGAGCTGTGCTGCTTTGTAACGGAGCCTGGTGCGCACATTTTTTATTTTTGTTGTATGCGTAGCCGATATAGAAGCTGAAGAAAAGCTCGACAACGAGCCAAACCATTATGCCTAATGTTGTGTCCCGCCGCTGCTTTTGAAGAACTTCTCTCTTGATGTCTCCAGCAGTGGTCCTCCTGCCTGCACGCATAGCCAGGCCTGCGCAAACTCCACCACGCCACGATCTGTTTTCCGTCGCTCGATGCCCTTGATCACCATGCGCGACGCTTTGATAGCATCGACATGGACATCAACCAGCTCCATGACCACGTCACCATTGTCCCGCTGAAGTCGCGCCGCCTTGGTTGGCCGGCGTCGTTCTCCATCGTGGAACACCCCCAAGCGCAGCTCACCAATATTGCGCGCCTCATCGCCTAACAGCTCGCCGGGGATCTCTACGCCGTTCCGGCGCATCTGATAAACGGTCACTTGCATGCTCATCCCACGTGCGGCAGCGCCGCCTCATCCGTTTTGTAATGCGACGTCACGTGCTCAAGCGTGCCGCCCAGCGATGAGTACCGGTAGCGCTGGCGAAGGCGTACGGTGTCTTGGTCGAATCGCTTGTAGTCGGCGGTCGGACTGGGGAAGCCGACATGCGGCTTGTGCGAGATGTGCAGAGCCAGCGGCTCGCCGGCGAACTGAATGGGCGAGGCGGGCTGGATAGGGCTCCCTGGCGGGATTGGCGCGGGATAAGTGGGGAATGACATATTGACAACAATGAATGGCGGTTGGAGAAATTATACTGTACGTATGAACAGTATAATTCACTTTTTTGGCCCTGCGCGCGCGGTTGCCCCCACCCCGCGCCTGCCCGCTACATGGGTCAGTTTTGACACAAATTTGCGTTAGGCGGAGGAGCCCGCCAAGCCTGACCACGTGACCCGTCCGACGGAGATCCAATCTGACGCATTTTGACGCATCTATCGGACTTTTTATCCAAGGGGGGGAAAGGCATGTAATGCCTAGTGCTTCGGAGAAAAGTATTTTCAAAATGACATCTTTTCGCGACAGCAACAAGCAAATGAGTAAGGAATCGGAGATAATCGTCCGCTGAATTTTTGCTAAGTAACAATGGGACTAATATGACCAAACCTCACCTCGAAACGAAACTCCGTGTCTTGGATACCTTTGCAGGTGCCGGCGGGTTTAGTTTGGGATTTGAGATGGCTGGCTGTGATGTAGTTGGTGCTGTCGAAATAGACGGTTGGGCAACTGACACGTTCAAACATAATCATCCCAGCGCAGTAGTGATGAAAGCAGATATATCGGCGGTGTCCGATGACGAATTCATTTCCATGTTTGGAGAGCTTTCTCCCAACATCGTTGTAGGCGGCCCTCCCTGCCAAGGTTTCTCAATAGCCAATCGAAATTCTGGAGATCCTAAAGACCCTAGAAATTCACTATTCAAAGAGTTCGTTCGTATCGGTCGACTGTTTTCACCCACATTCATGGTTATGGAAAATGTTCCTAACCTTCTTGCCGCAAAAACGAGTGAAGGCAGGCCTGTAATTGAGATCATTTCCGACTCCCTAAGGGAGTTGGGCTACCACGTTTACTCTAAGGTATTGCAGGCTACTGATTTCGGCGTGCCCCAGACACGTTCACGCTTGTTTGTTATCGCTTCCGTATTTTCCCTTGATAGGCCATTTCCTGAGCCGACCCACGTTTTACGCGCAGCGAATGTTGATGGGGATTTATTTGACAAGCCTTTACCATCCTGTCCAACACTTTGGGATGCCATATCGGACCTTCCCGAGCTACGCGCCAGCGAGGGGGGAGAGCAATCGGCATATACATCTTCTCCTCAGACGGACTACCAGCGGATGTTACGGCAAGGCTCTGAAATTCTTTTCAATCACAAAGCAATGAATCACACGCCCCGAATGGTGGAGCGTTTTTCTCATATGGAATGGGGGCAGTCTGGTAATGACGTTCCAGATCATTTAAAGCCTAGAAAACGCAACACTACGGAGATGGCGACAGCAGTTTTTGATCAAAATAATCGTCGAATGTATCCTCATCGTCCTTGCCATACGGTGCCCGCATCTTTCTATGCAAATTTTGTACATCCGTATCAGCATCGAAATTTTACGGCTCGCGAAGGGGCTAGAATTCAGTCCTTCCCGGATAACTTCCGATTTTTGGGGAAGCCAACCGTCGTTAGTCACAAGCTTTTAGCCAGAGAAGGGCGCGAAGAAGAAAAATTTCTTTGTCAGTACAATCAAATCGGGAACGCGGTTCCCCCGTTGTTAGCCCGTGCTGTGGCAAATAATCTCCTATCTCAACTCAAAGAACATAAAGAGGCATCGGATGTACGTTCACGGAAATAATCTGCAACAGAAAGAAAATCATTTAACAAAATACCGTGATGATGAGTCCTGCCGCTTCCTTCGGGAGATTCGCGCAAAGTACGAAGATTGGAAGGCAGCCAATTTGAGCTTACGCGGTCCCGTCCGTGATCCCGATGAACGAGATATGGAGATTATTAATCGAAGAGTAGCGTTGTTTAATGAATATAAAGATTTCATTGATCAACAACATTACGCTGAAAAATTCGATTCTCGTTCGAACCTGCATTCTTCTGTTCTTGAAGAGTTTATGTATTACCTTTTTAGGGATCTTGTCGAATCCATTTCAAATTCTGCGATGATCGGGAAGTCTCATACATTTAAAGACCTATTTTTCACAGCAAATAGCTTTCAAGAGATGCTTGTGACGCCTCAGATTCTTGTGGAACGGAAGGATCATGACTTTGCTATTGGTGTTCATATAGATGCGTCTTTTCGCGCCGCAGGCCAGCCTCAGCGAGAATTCGAAACCTGGGACTTGCCGGCTGTGGCTGTTGAATGCAAAACATATCTTGATAAGACTATGTTGCAAGATGCATCTACGGCGTCAGAAATCATTAAACATCGGAATCCAAATGCGCTATACCTGGTCGTCGCGGAGTGGTTGAAGCTGACCGAAGCCGTGAATCTTAGAAAATTTAAGATTGATCAGATTTATGTTCTTCGTAAGCAAAAAAACACGGATCGGGAGTATCGCTATCGAGAAGGATATGTAAAAAATCCTGTTTATGAGGACGTTGTAATGCAGCTGTTTAATGATGTTCGTAGTTTCTTGACGAGGTCCTGGGAAGGTGGGGTCTCGCATGGTCTCCAGCGAGGATTTTTGCTTTGATGCACAACTTTGGTAAATTGCCATAAGCCCAGAGCAGCGAAAACGTGGGGATGATGTCTCTAGGCGAGGCGCAGAAGTTTTATGTCAGCTTTATGCGTTGTTTCTGAATAACAAATCCTGCCCCCGCAACCAAATACCAGAAAGCCGTTATCAGCGAAAGCCGATAGCGGTTTTTTGCTTTTCGGGCGGTGTGCTTACCATGTGAGCCACCTTATGCCTCAGATCAAAGCCCCTCGGATGTGACATCGTGCGGGACCTCAACGCCTGCGTCGATAAGTACCACCGGGCAGAGCAATTGATCGAAGAGACTGATAATTGAGAAAGCCAAATGCGCCGCGTTATCGATTGCCATTATTTCGTGACCACGAAAGAGGAATTCTCGGAACTGCAGGCATCTCGCTGCTTTCTTCAATGGCTACAAAATCTGCGCTTATCGGACGTCGGTGTGCTCGACGAACGGACCCAACGACCTCCTCTAATAACTGTCGGCTTCTAAAGTGACGGGCATCGGAAAATCGCTGAGAATGCTGTGAGCGTGGGTATGACAGCAACAGCGAATCAGCCGATCTTATAAGGGACACGGGATGAATTGGCCACATTTCATTAGGCAGAATTTGAATAAGATAGTTAGATTGCACCCACCTGCGCGCTACTTCGACTCAGCGGATGTCGAGTTGCCCCCAGTCGACGATGATTGGGGAAATAATGGGGTTTCCGGATGGAAATAAGATCCGATTGGCCAACTGCCGAACCAAGTCGATAGTATTCGTCGCAAAGGATGCGGTATATGGCTACGCGGATGACGCTCATCGAACCGTGGAAACAAAGGATGGTAAAAGCTACGGTTTCCTTACCCTCAAACTGGAAGTTCTAATTCGTAACGGAATTGTTTCGACGCGCCTAAACGGTAGGCCAGGGGAGGCGGTCGGCAATCGACTGCCTCCGCAGTGGACTAAGCCAATAGGTGTAAGTCTCAGTGATCTAATTCCTACAAGCGCACCCAGTGCGATCCTTCAGTACAAGCTATGGAGTGACGATGCCCGGATAGAACTTATGATCCGGGTAACCCAAGCTGGAGGCATAGCTCCGCGCGAATACAGTGGGGCCGCCGGTGTAATTGAATGGCATTTTTCACAAGACAGAAATATCTATATTTCTTTCTCTCATCCAAGAATAATGTTTGAAATCGCAGCGTTGGGGTGGCGTTCCGGCTGA